GTGTATTCGATAACAGCACAAAAAATAAGACACTCTATTGGGAAGCATAATGCTGAACCCATTGGAGCGAACTTATTTAGTGCTATTATGTCTCCGGTAGGCAGCTTAGTCGTTTTCGACCGAGTTGCGTACAACCACTTTAAAAGTGGTGTGCCGGCGAATACACCCTTCACAAGGGCCCAAGACACAGTATCGCTTGCCGCACTAAGATCTATGGTGCTCAAAGAGTCATCAATAGATCCTTGTCTGGCCATATTACGATTCTGTGATTGGTCTCGAAGCTGCACACGCCTTCCTAAATAAGGATGGTGGTCAATGTAACCATACAGTCTCTTCATTACTCCCTGTTGGAAGTACTGAACAGCGGTAGGTTCCATCGATATAGTGCGCAGTTTCGAAAACGTCTTCGGAACGAAAATTGTGCGTGATTCACGTACGAGATTCATTTCGAAATCACAGGGGAAAAACTCAGGAAGTTGTTCCTGGAGAACGACGCGTAAAAACACGTCAGCTCTCAACGCCTTATACTTTTCGTATAGCGTTAATTTTCCCTCTGCTACGCTCCCTCCACCATGGCACGGAACTAGGTTTTTAAGACTTAGTCCCGTTAGCCAGCATCTCATGATCTGATTCATACCCTTTATAAGGGGTAAGCCAGGATCAAAAGATATGGTGGATAACTTATTCTCTATTTCTAGGTAAGAGGCAATAGCTTTAACCTCAAGGCCAATGGCCTTAAAGTTTAGTTTCTTACCAAAACGAAGAAATTGGAGAACAAGTCGAAGGTTCTCAGCTTTAACGTCTGCGTATTCAAAGAATACGGCCAGTAGCTTCGATATCGGCGATAACAATCCCGATAAAGAGTACATAGCTACAGGATGTAGGACCAATAGTCTGTCTTTAAAGCAGCTATAGGTATCCGCGCTACCATCAATTAAGATGGAAGCAGCATCCTGACAAATCGTCAAGACCTGTATGACATCTGTACATGCAAGGACGTCGGTGAAGTTCCGAAGTCTTTGACTTGTAGAGAGGTCATTTAGGCCACTCTGAGATAACACGTCACTCGCGAGATGGAGCCAAGCTTCATAGAATTGAGAAACCAAAATTTGGTTACAATTCTCAGCCGGTTTTCCCCCCATCATGTGTTTACACCTGACTAACAGTGTTAGATCGGTAAGGAGAGAACGGAGTTCTTTCTTTTCCATGATAATACCTCGTTTAGGGAGGAAAACCCTAGGTTCAG